TGTTAATAAACTTAATTAGGAGAACACACAATGGCTGAAAAAATCGTAAGCCCTGGAGTCTTTACAAAAGAAAATGATTTATCGTTCGTTCAAGCGGGCGTTGGAGCTATTGGAGCTGCAATCATTGGACCTACTGTAAAGGGACCAGCATTAGTTCCTACAAAAGTATGGTCTTATTCTGAGTACCTTGCAATGTTTGGGGACGTTAGAAAAGAAGGAACAGAGTATCATCAATACTTAACTTCATACACTGCAAAAGAATATTTAAAACATGGAGGGCCACTAACTGTATGTAGAGTACCAACTACTTCATCAGGTTATTGGGGACATGCAAGTGCATCTTGGACAGAATTAGAAATTGGAGAACAATATACAGACGCAACATTTAGCGTAGGTATACCTACATCTGGATCTACTACTGCATCAGGTGACTTTACTGCTTCTTTTAAATTAAATACTATTAGTCATGGAACTACTTTAAATAGTGAACCATCATCATCACACACAACTCAATCTAATAATTTACTTCAAGCAGGAACGATGCAAAATATTAGATGGGAAGTTTCTACTGTAAATGAAGCGAAAGGTACATTTTCATTATTAATCAGAAGAGGTAATGATACTGACAAAAGAAAAGTAATTGCTGAAACTTGGAATAATCTTTCATTAGATCCAACATCTAATAATTACATTTCAAAAAGAATAGGAGACCAATATTATACAATTGGTGACCCTACAACAGCAGATCCATATTTACAATTATCTGGAAGTTATCCAAATAAATCTGCTTATGTATATGTTGATGAAGTAGGAGCACAAACAGTAGATTACTTAGATGATAATGGACAACTTACAACTCCAGCATATACTGAATCTTTACCACGAGTATCTAATGGCTATTTTGCAGGTGGTGCAATGGATGAAGTAACTCCAGTTAGTTGGAGTAGTAATATAGAATCAACAAATACTCAAGGTATGAATTGTAATACATCAAAAGCAGGATATGAAAACTACGTAACATGTATTAATTTATTAAAGAATGCAGATGAATACGATATCAATTTAATAATGGCACCTGGTATTTGTAACAATGAAGGTGGACACACTGGAATTAATAATAAATTAGTTACTATGTGTGAAGAACGTGGTGACTGTATGGCTATTATCGATCCTGTTGTTAAAGATTCTACTATAACAGATGCAACAACACAAGCTGAATCATTTGATTCATCTTATGCAGCAATGTATTGGCCTTGGGTACAAATAGCAGATAACGTTACTGGAAAATATGTTTGGGTACCACAAGCAACTATAATGCCTGGTATATATGCATTTAACGATAAGGTATCTGCAGAATGGTTCGCACCTGCTGGTTTAAATAGAGGTGGACAAGAATTAGTTATTCAAGCAGAACGTAAATTAACTCATGCTAACAGAGATGATATGTATGAGAAAAACCTTAATCCAGTTGCTACATTCCCTGGAGAAGGAGTTGTTGTTTGGGGTCAGAAAACACTACAGAAAAAAGCTTCAGCATTAGATAGAGTAAATGTTAGAAGACTATTAATTAACCTTAAGAAATTTATTGCCTCTACATCGAAGTATTTAGTATTTGAAAATAATACTGCTGCTACAAGAAATAGATTCTTATCAACCGTTAATCCTTATATGGAATCAGTACAGCAAAGACAAGGTCTTTACGCATTTAAAGTAGTAATGGATGAAACTAATAATACACCAGATGTAATTGATAGAAATATCATGAAAGGTGATATATTTTTACAACCTGCTAAAGCAGCAGAATTCATTGTTATTGACTTTAATGTAATGCCAACTGGTGCTACTTTTAACGACTAATTGATATTTATATATACTAAAAAGGAGAACAATAAATGGCAAATTTAATAGACCCAACGGAAATGATGTTCACGGCTTTTGAGCCAAAGATCAAAAACAGATACGTATTTTACGTAGATGGCATTCCATCATACTTAATAAGAACAGCTGCAAGACCAAAGATTGTAAATGGTGATGTACCAATTAAGCACATCAATAACCAAAGACATATCAAAGGTAGATCTCAGTGGGAAACAATAGGATTAGAAATGTACGATCCAATTGTACCTTCTGGAGCTCAAGCAGTAATGGAATGGGTAAGACTACATCACGAATCAGTAACAGGACGTAATGGTTATGCAGATTTCTATAAGAAAGACTGTACAATCAATGTATTAGGACCTGTTGGAGATAAAGTTGAAGAGTGGACACTAAAAGGAGCATTCATAGTAGATGCAGACTTTGGAGCAATTACTTGGGAAGACGATGC